GTCTTCGTCATTTTTCATGGCGGTTAAGGTATCTTGTCGTAAAACGTCTGCACGTTTTCAAGATTCGGTCGAGGAGAGGTTTGTTCGCTTTGTGGCGCAGTTAGAGACTCTTTACGGAGTGTCTCTTCCTGTGCCCGCGGACGTCTCTTCGGCATCCTTAAAGAAGTTCACTGGTGGACTTCTGGAGGGGTGTTGTCATCCTTGGAGGCCTTTGATTTCCCGACTCTCTTCTGAGAGCCGGTGGTCATTGGCCTTTTCCTTGTTTCTCTTTCGGAAGGTAATTCCGAGCGAGGCTCCCCGGGTTGGGGACTATGTAGAGAAGATGACTACAGCCCAGGATCTTCCTGACCCTGGTCTGTTGCGCTTTGCCCTTCGTGAGACGGGCAAGCTGTTCCCAGTTGGCTGGGATAGATCTTATCTGGATAAGTGTTCAACAAGCACGCTGCCGTCGAGCTCCTGCATGGAGTCTGGACGCAAGCGTGGAGGCTGTCGAGGGTTGGAGGCGCAGGATCGGTGGTCGCGTGAGGACTTTTGTTCTTATGTCACCGAATCTGTGGCTCCAAGACAGCGCGGGCCGTCTCGAGTACAGGCTATTGAGACTGGTGGTAAGTGGCGAGTCATTTCGATTCCTCCTCGAATTGACAACGCTTTGCGTCCACTCCACCAGAGCATGTACGACCGACTATCCAAATATGGATGGTTGCTTCGCGGTGATGCCAAAGCATCGCGGTTCAAGGACTTCAGGCACGTGGCCGATGAAGTTTTTGTCAGTGGCGATTACGAATCCGCTACTGATAACTTGAACAGCTACTTACAGCTAGCAATTTTCCATAGGCTGCTGGGGAACTCCACGAGGGTGCCGGATGGCATTCGTTCCCACGCTCTTCAGATCTTCAGTTCTCAACTGGAGTGTGAAGGGTACTCGGGCCAGCAGGCCCGAGGGCAGTTGATGGGTCAGTTGACCTCTTTCCCTCTTCTTTGTCTGGTTAACTATCTCACGTTCAAATACAGCGTCCCTCGGGACGTGCCGGTTAAGATAAACGGCGATGACATCGTCTTCAGGTGCAAGCCTGAGGAGGCCGATTCGTGGTTTAAGAACGTTGAGAAGGGTGGCCTCACTGTCTCGCGTGGTAAGACACTTGTTGATTCACGATTCTTTTCTCTGAACTCGTGTCTTTTCAAGTCCACAGCGGAGAAAGCTAAAACTGTTCCATTTTTGCGCGCGAAGGCGATCTGGTCTTCGAAGGAACGGTTATGTGAGAAGGTCTCAAGCATAAAGAGTCGTTTTAACTCTTATTGCCCTGGGTTCGGCAGAAGGAAGCGTGTTGCACTCGACACGTTTTTCCTTCTTGAAAACCAGGACGCCGTGAAGCGTTGTAGAAGATCTCTGACAAGGGGGATGGGAATGAGGGTCGGAAGGGAGTCTTTGACAAACGCAGGTTTGTGGTTTAGGGAGCTGTTCTACTTGGAGAAGTGGACAGAGCCTGATTTACCTACCTTTTCTTTCTCACAGATGAGGTGCAAAGATCTCCCCGTTGGGTGGCAGCGTGTGAGTCGCTACCGTTATCCCGCTTCGGTGGTTAGCGGTTGGGAGGCGAGACTAGCTTTCGAGCTGGTTAAGTCCGCCTGGTCATCCGATATGTTGTCTGATTCGGACGCGGAGGAGCGCTGGTGGTCTGCTTGTGACACGGGCACAGACAGATACGGGATGGGATTCGTCACATCTCGTATGGCGAGGTTAGCAGGGCTCTCTCGTAGGGACCTGTGGAAACTTTGCTACTTCCGGCGGAATGATCACGTCTTCGGACGCGTTCGTTTTACCCGCGGAAATGGGGTGCTTCGACCGGAGCCTTGTAGCAGCTCTGATGCTACTATCAACGATCAGTGGGGTCGTCGAGACTTGTCTGGGGGGATTGCGTTCGTCCGTCCCTCTGGCTTCGTTCCATTGGCTTGCCCCGTACCGGATCTCTTGTGATCTGGGCGGTATGGTTTAAAATGGTTTGTCTCCCACGGCAGTGGGGGTTGTCGAGTCAAACTAGTTCTCCGAAACGTAGGTTCATGTTGGCTGACTTGTCGTAGACCTGCTCTATCCCGAAAGGATAGAGTGGAAGTTGTTAGGGTGGGATTCCCATCGACAAGTGGATGCTTCGGCAGAGCAGGAGTCCGTCTCCTGGGTTTTCATGCGCGTACAAAGTAGGGGTGTTCCGTCACTGACAGTGATAAACGAGCCCCACTACTGATCTTAGAAGGCTGGGCCTTCCTCGTACCACACACGAGTTTTTTTTTTGGGATCTCTTGCACAGGTTCGATTCCTGTGTATCCCTGGGTTGTCA